AGTACGATGTATCAGAAAGTATTAGACCGTTAGCACTAAGTAGTCATATCTACTTTAACTTTAAAAGGAATAGCTTTGAAGGATTGTTAGAGTACACTGTTGATAACAACACAGAGACTTACGGAGCGGTTGAGATTACAGAACAAGTTAATAAATATATACCTTCTAACATCGTAAGGATGGAAGGTAGTGCAGCTGAGAATATGATAGTTGTACAATCAAACTCTGATTATAATAAGTTGTTTCTGTATAAATACTTTTGGCAAGGCAGAGAGAAGATACAGAGTTCCTGGATGTCTTTTACTTTTACTAGGAAGGTTATAAGTTTTAAGTTTATTGAGTCTACTTTGTATGTAATTACCACAGATAGTGACGGTACTTACTTAGAGGAGATACCAATGGAGAATGGATTAACAGACACAGGTAAGGATTACTCTTTATTGTTAGACGGTAGAGTAGATGGTAATTCTTCTTATGTAGGTCTAGGTGGTTGGTATCCAACAGGAAGTAGTCCTTTAAATATCAATGGTACTACTGTTACTAATGTCAGCTTGATCGTAGGTGCTAATGGCTTTAAGTTCCAAGACGGTATGTCTTTCTATACAAAGAACGGTAATAAAAGAACTTTGACTATAGATAACGCTGACCCTACTAGAGCAGCTGTGAGTGGTCTTATTGCTAGTTTTGTATCTTACTCTAGTCATGTGACGCATAACAATAAGACATATAAATGTATTCAAAACCACACCGCAGACGCAGCTAAAGAGCCTGGAGTAGGTGTAGACTGGGAAGACTATTGGAGTGAAATCACTACAACTATACAAGCGTTAGCTTGGTCTATAACAACCTCTTACATTGCAGGAGGTTTATATCTTTGTTCTACAGGTCATACTTCATCACCTACTAATCTTCCTGATGCTGTTGGTTCTTTCTATTGGAACAATGCTGCTGGACTTGTTAGTTCTGCACCTGAGTGGAGTCCCGATAGTTACGAATACATCAGTCAATATGACTTTTTTGTAGGTTTTGAATACGATATGCTATACAGGTTCTCTAAGCAGAACTTAAAACAACCTACTGAAAGAGGTGGACGATCTGCTTCTGATTATACTTATCAAACTATTCGTAACGGTAGTATTGAATACTCAGAGACTGGACACTTCAACGTAGAAGTTACACCTAAATTTAGAGATAAATACACTTACACTTACAACCCAAGTTTGTTAGCCTCTGTCAGTACCCTTAATAAATTCACACCTGAGACTGGATTCTTTAAGTTTGCTGTACAAGCTCAACCTAATGATGCCACTATCGAAATTAAATCTTCTAGTGCTTTACCAGTGAAGCTGTTATCTGCTGAGTTTGAATCAACTATTATATCAAGGAGTAGACGTTATGGAGGTTAAAGTAGAGAAAGCACAAGCACTTGAAGACGCTCCTTTGTTATATGATGACTTACGAGAAGAAGATATGATGGAATGTATCGGTCTAATGCACCACCCTAGAGATGCTGTGTACGGATCATTTGAATCAAGTAGTAAGTGCTATAGCGTCAAGACAGATCAAGACGGATTGTTAGCTTGCTTTGGAGTCAGTCCTAGAGGAAACATAGGGATTTGCTGGTTGCTAGGTACAAGGAATTTTTATAAGATAAAGAAGAAGTTTGTTAAGGATTCACAGATGTGGATAGATGATTTGATGGGAGACTTTGACTACTTAACAAACTACATTATGGAAGCTAACACGCTGAGTATGAGATGGTTAAAATGGTTGGGTGCTAGTTTTGAGGATTGCAATATCCCTGGTTATAAGTCATTTAAGATAGAGAGGAAGTAATTTTATATGTGTTTTTTTGCAGCGTTAGGAGCAGGTTTGGGAGCTACAGCAGCTTCAGCTACGGCTACAGGTATTGCAGCTACAAGTGCAGCGATAGGTGCAGCTTCGGCAGGTATGCAGTTTGCAGGTGCTAGGCAACAAGCTAAACAACAAGCATCTTTTCAAGCACAGTCAGCAGCAGCGGAGCGTCAAAGAGCTTTACAAGAGCAGTCCTCTATCCGTATGCAACAAGCTCAACAACAAGAAGCTACTGCTAGGGAACTACAACAAGTTAGTAAGAAGTCCCAAGAAGCTTTAGCTAGAGCGAGAGTTTCAGCAGGGGAAGCAGGTGTATCTGGTGTTAGTGTACAGGCTTTAATGGATGACTATACTAGACAGGAAGCAGGGTATAGAGCAGCAACTTTAAGACAACAAGAGTTAACAGGAGTAGGCACACAGCTAGGATTAGAACAAGCTGGACTAGCTTCTCAACAAAGACTTATAGGGATTCAACAACCTATCAGTAGACCTAGCCTTCTTACAGCAGGTCTTGAAGCGACTAGTAGAGGGCTTAGCGGTTACGCTACAGGACTTGATATTGGTAGTAGGATGAAGACACCTAAAACAACAGTAAGCTAATGGCAGAACGAGTACAAGTACAAGGGTTAGGTGACGCAGTTCCAGGTATTCAACCTACTATTCAAAGAGCAGGTCAATACAGTGTAGGTCAGCGTAGAGCTGGTAGGAATAAGTTGATGGACCTTGCTGATGCTTTGTCACAGGTTAATCCTATCTTACAGCAATACACACAGGTAGCTGATATAGAAGTAGAACAATTTAAAGATGAGTTATCAAAGCAGAGTCCTGAAGAGATTCAAGCGATGCTCCAAAAGACAGAGGGAGAGTTTGATAAGCTATCTAGAAAAGGGGCAATGAGTTGGCTTACTTCTCCTATTAATCGTAAGAGGAAACTAGAAGCAGTAGGTAACTTATCAAGTCGAAATTTAATATCTCAGATAACTACTAGGTTAGAGAATCCTGAAGCAGGAGATGAAGATGCGGATCAAATCATAGCAGAACTTAGAGATGAGTATATAAACAAAAACCCTTTATTAAGAGATTCGGTGTTATCTCAAGGAGGTTTGCAAGAGTCTCTTAATAGAGTAACACCTAGTTTAAAAACAAACTTTGACAGGAAGATGTCAGCAGAGGAGAGAAGAGAACAAGGTTTTGCTACTACTGCTGGATTGTATGATTTCATTGACAGCTTAAAAGACACAAACACTCTTGTTACTGGTGGTATAGCAGATGGTGCTTACACTGATGATTTTAAAAAGATATGGGAAGGATCAAATGCTCACAACGCTACAGAACAAAGAGCAATACTTAAAGGAGCGTTAGGTTCTTTAGCTCGTAACGGAATGCAAGATGAAGCAGAGGAGCTTAGGATATGGGCTGCTTCTAATTTAAAGTTTGGTACAGCTAAGATGACCGAGATGGAACAAGATGAATTAGATGATTTCATTGATGATGTAGCAGAACAAGCTGAAGATAGAAATGATAGGGAAGAGAAAGAATCAGTAGAGCAAAGAGGAGCAGAGGCTTATAAGGCTTTACTGGGTATAAATAACCCCAATATAGGTTACGGTCGTTTTAACGGTGAGGAATATAAGACAGTAAGAGAATTAACAGAAGCTGTTGATAATTATAGAGGGGATGTTGATGGTGGTTTTATTTCGCCAACTGCGATGAGAACGTTAAGTCAGTCTTTTAGATCAGACAGAGATAGGTACAGAGACCCTTTAGATTATTTAACAAACGAAGTATCAAGAAACACACAAAGAAGTTATCAAGATACTTTTGCAAGCGTAGAGGACATCATCAGGGATAGATACGATAAAGCTTTTTTACAAAATCCTGAACTTCTTTATGAGTTTGATAGAGAATTACAACAAGAGATATATGACTATACCAAACAAGTTGTATCAGAAAGCGAAGATAACGAAGTATTTCCTATGTCTAATAAGGTTGAAGCTTTTATTAGGAAGAGAGGAAACGATAAGCTACAAGGATTAGAAAAGAAATATAAAGAATTAAACAAGGTACAAGAAGAAAAGGTAAAGAATTTACCAACTAGTACAGCTGGGTTAGAACCATCTGAAAAGAATATGTTAATGCCAGACACCCTCGAAGAGAAAGTGATTAAAGGTACTAATGATATAGCTGTAGTTTTAAATAAAGAAGGAGACCCTAATAAAAGAGGACAATCTTATAGAAACTTAGTTTTACAAGACGAAGAAGAACTCTTAAACATAGCTACAGGTAAGTCTAAAAAAATGCCTCTAAGTCTAATTACAAAACTTCCTATTCTAGGTGGTTATCCATCAATGAACATACTGCAAGGTTTTGTAGCAAATAAATTGGCTGATCCTTTTTCTCAAGAAGAAAGAGACGAAGCAAGTAAACAGTTAATGATGAAGTTTAACTTGAGTGGAGGTTTCCTTAAAAAAGAAGTTATAAGTAGTGGACGGTTTCCTGAAGCTCAAGGAGGAGGGACTTTAGATTTTAGGACTTTATCACCAGCTGTGCATATTGTTCTAAGTAAGCAAGAAGTTAATAAAGTAAAAGACATGGATTTAAATGAGATTACAATAAGCACTGATCCTCTTGTTATTTCTGTAAGAGAAACAGCGGAAAGAATGGGACAGACAAATGATTTGCTTGCTTTAATATCCAGTCAAAAAGCTTTACTAGACGATTATTCTAAAATACAAGGTTATACTTATCCTATAAAAAGATTTTAATAGTTATGGCATTACCAGCAAAACAAAGAGAACAAGATTTAACAGCAGATTTAACTCCGTCTGTACAAGTACCGCAAGAAGAACCTCAGATAGTAGAAGAAGATTTAGGTTTCCTGGAAACTGCTGGTGATGTTCTCATTGCTCCTTTTAGAGGTATAGAGGGAATGCTTAACGGTGCATACAACTTAGCTGACATGATTGCGTTTGATGTGTTGCCTGACTTGGACACTCGTTTCTTAGGTACTTCTAAAACCACAGCAGGTTCTCTAGTAGAGGGTGTAGCTCAGTTTGCTTCAGGGTTTGTTCCTATCTTTGGTGCAGCTGGTAAAATAGGAGCGTTAGCTAAAGCAGGTACTGTTGCTAGAGGTGTAGCTGCTGGTGCTGTTACTGACTTTGTAGCGTTTAAAGGACAAGAAGACAGATTATCTAATCTCATACAACAATTTCCAGAGTTACAAAACCCAGTTACAGAGTTCTTGGCACACGATGCAAACGAGTCTGAGGTAGAAGGAAGGTTGAAGAATGTACTAGAAGGTTTAATACTAGAAGGTGCTATCGGAGGAACTGTTACTTTGTTTATGAAGTCTCTTAGGGCTTTAAAGGCAGGTAAGAAAGTAAGAGATGTAGACGGTGGTGGTGCTGATGAAGTTAATAAAGCTACTTCAGATTCATTAGAAGGTGGTAAAGCTTTTGCTGATATGCCTCGTTTTACAGATGAATCAACAGATATACAAAAAGAACTAGACCTAGATAAAACTAGGCTTGATGAACTGTTAAAGAAGAAAGAAGAAGGTAAAGCTACAGGTGCTGATGAGACTAGAATCTCTATGCTTGAAAACCGTATAGAAGGTAAGGAAGCCGATCTTCGTGTGTTAGGTGATGTGAGGAATGCTGATGTTAAGGATAGGGTAAGAGTAGCAGAAGAAAGAGAACTACAGGAAAGAGTAGAAGAACTAGACGAAACTTTAGAAGACTTTGACGCTACTGTAGAAAGAACACCTAGACCGTTTAAGACCTACGAAGAAGAAGCCATGATGGATATTATTCCTAAAGGTGCTGACACTCTAAAGAATAGGTTAATGAAGAAGTTCCCTATAAAGGGAGCAGACCCACAAGACGTAGCAGATGTAGAGAAGTTTATCGATGTGATGGGTAAGCGTTTGTTTGGTGATGTATCGTTATCCGTCACTAACAAGATACCATCTGCTGGTCGTTATAACTTTGGTAACAATCTACTACAAATAAGACAATCTGTTATAGATGAGGGCGGTATTAAACGTACTATGGTCCACGAGCTTTGGCATGGACTTAGTCGTTATCTTCCTAAAACAGATGTTACTTCGTTAACTAAACAATTTGATAAAGCTAGAAGAGATTACATTAGAAGTTTTGGTGTTGATTTAGATGACACTGTTGATCCTTCTTCCTTACTTAAAAAAACAATACCTAAAGAACTAGAAAAATTCCTAAAAGGTAAGCACACATCTGAGAACTATAGGTTTAAAGATGTAGACGAATACTTTGCAGAGGAAATGACTGATGCTTTCTTAAAGAAGTTAGACGAGAAAGATTTAGCTCCTTCAGGTACACTTAAAAGAATAGCACAAGAAGTAGCGATCATGTTCAAGGATATGTTTGCTTCTTTAAAATCTAAATTAGGTGTAGACCAAAGGCAGAAGATATTTAACGACTTCCTTAAACAGCGTAATGTAACTAAGAGAGCAGAAGCACCTTTAGATTTTGGTAAGACCTTTGCTGAGATGCCTGACTTCAAACCTAAGATAAAGACAGACCCTGAGTGGCAACAATGGACAAACGCTGTGTTAAAAGGAGAAAGTCCTACTCTACCTCGCTTAGAAGTTGTAGGTGATATTGACTCAGCTCATAAGATTCTAACAGAAAAGTATTCTAATAATCCTGAGTTATTAAAGAAGTTTGATGAAGCACCTGCTGATTTCTTAGATGAAGATTTAACAGCTTTGTTTGAAATGGGTGCTCAGTCCATTAAAGATCGTAGGAAGATTCGTATAGAAAGTGAAATCTTTAAAGACTTGTTAAAAGGTTCTAACGAACGCTTAATGAAAGTTGTTAAAGAATTTGAAGATACAGAAAGCTTACAATCAGAAGCAGCATTGAGAAATCAGTTGAGCGAGTTTGTAGAGATATACGATTACTACAGGCAGATGGGTTCTGAGGATTCTAAGAATCTTGCTATGCGTAGACAGAAGAAACCTATATCTAGAAAGATAGGGTTAGAGAAAAGCGAGCTACAGAACACTGCTCTTGTAAGAGAATTTATTAATAACCAGGCAGGTGGTATGTCTCCTAAGAAAGCTGTTAAGCTTATAAAAGAAATGTACGATCCTAACAATGCTGAAGCTACTATACAGAAAGTATTAGGGATAGCTAAGAAGGCACAAGGGAAAAGCATGTTAGACATGACCACTGAATATTGGATTAACTCCATCCTTAGTGGACCTAGAACACAAGCTGTCAACTTACTAGGTAATACTTTAACTCAGTTATTAGGTACAGCAGAGATGGTAGCAGGTGCGGTGCTTAGTGGAAACATGCCGTTAGCTAAAGCTGCTCTAGCTTCTTGGGCTGATAGTGCGTTATGGCGAGAAGCTCTTTCGGCTACTGGAAAAACACTAGTAACAGGAAGAGAAGTATTAGATGTAGGTAGTAGATCAATGGTGGAATCATCTAGCCAAGCTATAGGAGATGTCCTCAATTTAAAAGCAGGTTTAGATCAAAGTAAAAGCATTAATCAAACCTCAGTAGATATATTAGGTAATGTTGTTAACCTACCTGCTAGAGGTTTGTTGACTGGAGATGAATTATTCAAACAACTCGCTTTTAGAAGAGCTGCTCGATTGAAAGCAGGTATGGAAGCAATTAACTCAGGTATCTCTGACTCTAAAGGAATAGCTAAATATGTTGAAGATAAACTAAGTAAAGTAGTGACTGTTGGTGGACAGGTTATGTCTGAAGAAGCTCTGATAAGAGAAGCTACAAAACAAGCAGATAAGTTAGGTTTAATAGGTCAGCAATTCGCTAAGAAAAGAGCTGCTCACATTAAGAAGTATGTTGATGACAACTTTGATGAAGATGCTTCTAACCTTGCTGCTTATGCTTTAGAAGAAGCTAAATACTTCACACACACTAGAGAGTTAGAAGAAGGGACTTTAGGGAAAAGTATACAAAACCTAACTAAGAACTTTGCGTTCGCTAGATTTGTTTTACCTTTTGTTCGTACTCCTTCAAACCTTTTGAGTTTTGCTTTAGAGAGGTCTCCTTTGGGATTGCCTTACAGGATTCCAGGCACGAATAAAAAATTGAATGTACCAGGATTGAGGGCAGAAGCTGAAGCTATGAGAGAGGGTTTGAAGTCTAGTGATCCTGTAATCCAAGCAGCAGCTAGAGGCAAGATTGTAACAGCGTTTGCAGGTGTAGGTTTGTTTTACGAGATGGTGTTTAATAATAATAACACCTTACCTCTTATTACAGGAGGTGGACCTAAAGATGAAAAACAAAAGAAGATACTACAAGAGACTGGTTGGAGACCCTATAGTATAAAAATAGGTGATACATATTACGATTACAAGAAGTTAGACCCTATAGCGACTATACTAGGAATCGTTGCTGATATGAGCGAGATGATGAAGGAAAATGAAGAAGCTAACGAAGAAGGAGTAGAGCAAGTAGGGATTGCGTTAGCAACAGCTCTATCTAGAAATGTAGCTAATAAATCATACCTAGCTGGTATTCAACTTTGGGCAGAAGCTTTACAAGACCCTGACAGGTTTGGAGAAAGATTAGGTAGAAACTATGTTGGTTCTTTTGTTCCTAATGTACTTTCTCAAATGCAAGACTATGATAAGCAATCCATGAGGGAAGTAAGGGATGTTGCTGATGCTGTACTTAAAAAGCTTCCTGGAGGTAGAGATATGCTTGACCCTAAACGTAATATATTAGGAGAAGAGAAAACAATTGATTACGGTACAATGGGCTTCATTAATCCTGTCGGAACTTCAAAAGAAAAAGACGATGCAATATTACAGGAAATGGCAGATTTACAATACGCGTTCAGGCAGCCTAGTTCTAAAATATTAAACGGTAATGTTGATTTATTAAACTTTACTAACAATAAGGGTAGGACAGCTTACGATAGAAGTATTGATCTATTACAAACGGTAACAGTAGGTGGACGCACTTTAAGGCAAACTTTAAAAAGGTTGATTAACTCTGCTCAATATCAACGTCTTCCAGGTTATTCTGCTGAAGTAGGAGTTGATAGTCCTAGAGTACAACAGATAACTAAAGTGTTAAAGCGTTTCAGAAAAACAGCTAAAAGAGATATGTTAAAAGAATTTCCTGATGTAGCATCACAAATAAACACTGTAAATCGTGCTTTAAAACTTAATAGGCAAGGTGTTAACAGACAGGAAGTGCTTGAACTTTTACAACAAACAAATTAATAATAGATTACCATGCCTAATACATACGTAGACTACACTGGGGATAATACTACTACCTCCTTTGCTTTTCCTTTTCCTTATCTCGATGACACACACGTTGTAGTACAACTTGATACAGTTGCTTTAACTGGTGGTAAATTTGTAGATCAAACAGTTACTACTCACTACACAATCCAAACTTCTCCTTCTGCTGCTATAATATTTGTTACTGCTCCAGCAACTGGAGACAGGATAAGGATCAAAAGAGATAGTGCTTCTGATACTGCTCTTGTAGACTTTGAGAATGGAAGTGTACTTACTGAGGTAGAACTAGATCGTGCTTACCTTCACAACCTTTATCTTAGTGAAGAGATTGAAGAGGGTAGTGGGAACACGATGACCAAAGATGCTGTTGATGGACACTACGATGCCGATTTAGCCAAGATTAAAAACCTAGCTGATCCTACAAACCCACAAGATGCAGTAACTAAGAACTACGCAGATACTACTTTTGTCGATGTAGCTGGTGACTCGATGACTGGTAACTTGGCTATGGGTGCTAATAAAGTTACTTCCTCTGCTGTTCCTGGTACTGGCAACGATCTTACTAATAAGACTTATGTAGACGGTCAAGACGCACTACAAGTTACTAAGGCAGGTGATTCAATGAGTGGTGCTTTAACACTTCCAGCCACTGATCCTACTAACGGAAATCACGCTGCTAGGAAAAGTTATGTAGACTCTCAAATAGCTGCTACTTTAGCAACAGGCACAGCAGGTGGTCCTATCGATACCGTTAACATCGCTGATGCTGCTATCACTACAGACAAGATCGATGATGACGCTATAACTGCTGACAAGCTTGCTAACACTGCTGTAACTCCAGGCTCTTACACTGCCACCGATCTTACAGTAGACGCACAAGGAAGGATTACAGCTGCTGCTAGTGGTAGTGCTTCTCCTACAGCTGCTCAAGTTAAGACTCTTTACGAGAGCAACGCTAATACTAATGAGTATGATGACGCTGAACAAACTAAGCTTGCAGGTATTGCAGCTGGTGCTCAAGTCAATCCTACTAACACAGACGGTCTTACACAAGGTTCTACTAATCTTTACAACCAAACTCATACAGGTGATGTTACAGGTTCTACTACACTTACGATAGCTGATAACGCTGTCACAGCTGCTAAGATAAGCGATACAGATTCAGTTTTTAGTGTTAACGATAGTACTAATGTGATTGGAGTTGGTGGCACTGTTTCTATTTCTAAAAATGCGAGCGGTGTAATTGATTCTATAACTATATCTAACACTACAGCAGCAGGTGCTAATCAAATAAAATTTAGTTCTCCCAGTAATAGTGTTGACTCAGCTTTTATTCAATTTCAACCAGCATCTAATCAAATGGGTTTTACTATTAGTGACGGTTCGAGTGGTTTTCAATCTCTGGCTTTTAATTCTTCTGGTAACCTTTCAGTTCCTGGCTCTGTTACTGCTAACGGTGTAGTTTTAACTTCAGATCAGACTCTTAAACAAGATATTAATACTTTAAACGAAGCTGAAGGAAGAGTTGCAGTAAGATTAAAAAGTTTAATTAGAAAGTTTAGGTTTATAAAAGAAGTACAAAACGATACCTCTAAAATTCATGTAGGTGTAAATGCACAAGAAGTACAAACAGCTTTTACTGATGAAGGTTTAGACAGTAACGATTATGCTGTAATTGAAACATCTGGTCCTAAGTTAGGAGTTAGATACAACGAGTTATTCGCTTTCATAATCTCAGCTCTTTAAACAATGACTGAATCAGTATCACATTTTCTCGACACTGCTCTAGCTGTTATCCTAGGTGCTATCGGATGGGTTATAAAGAAACTATCAGATCGCTTAGACACAGACGAGAAACGATTAACAAAGATTGAAGTAGAGTTAGCTACGCAACGAGAACGAGATACTGCTGTTGAGAACCGTATGAGTGGTCTTGAAACAACGGTTAAAGAGATTAACGGTAAACTAGATAGAATGATGGAGATATTAATTAAACGATGAAAAAAGGATTATACGCAAACATTAACAGAAGAAGAAAGCTAGGCATTAGTCGTAGCAAGAAGAAGTCTACTATATCACCTAAGTCATACGCAAATATGAAGCGTGGGTTTAAAAAGTGAGAAGTGTTAGATGCCTAGAAGACCTAAAGTTGATCCGTTATCTGCACAATCACGAACATTAGCAGTAACCTCATCAGGTGACTTACAAAATTTAAAAAGTGACTTTCAATCAGATAAATCAATTAAAGATATTAAGATAGCAGCTTTAGAAACAGATAAGACAAGCAAAGACACACGAATGAATAACGCTGAAACAAAACTTACAACCCTTGAAACTACTGCCGTAGGTATTGTAGATGGAGGTCGTGCAGGTCTTAACCATGTGGAAGCAAACCCTATAAATGGAGGTAGTGCATCATTATGAGTATTAGAAGAATATTTTTAAGGCGAGATACAGCAGCTAACTTTACTAGTGCTAACCCTGTACTTTCTGAAGGTGAACCTGCGTTCGATACGACAAATCAGATACTGAAGGTTGGTGACGGTGTGACTGCGTGGAACTCGCTTAGTCAGTTTCAAGGACCGCAAGGAGTGGCAGGTAATGACGGAAATGACGGAAGTGATGGACAAGACGGTGTACAAATTAGTAGCTACGCTAAAGCAAACCTTCCGTTGAATGCTAATGCTGGAACAAATGCTTTAGTAACAGATGGTACGATAGGTGGAACACCAACGATGTCTTACTTTTACAACGGAGTATGGTATCGGACATTTGATAACTCTGTAATAATTGATAAAACACTTGATCTATATATTTTTGCGGGACAGTCTAATATGGACGGACAAGCCTCAACAACTGGAGTATCAACCGTAGATAGAACAGATACACTATTTTACTTAGAAACAGCGAGTTCTTCATCTAGTGTAATGGATGAAACGTGGGGCGGTTTAACATTAGGTACAACCTCTAATCAAGCGGTAAATTTATTCGGTCCTGAAATTGGATTCCGTGACAGAGCTAAACAACTCCCAACACATTACCCTCAACCAATCGCAATATTAAAATTTTCAAGAGGAGCTACGGATTTAGCCAGAGATTGGAATACGACACACTCCAACAATTACATGTTTGATAAATTCAAAGAAGCCTTAGATGACGGTAGAAACAAACTTACATCTACAGGACATTCATACA